ATCAGTAGTGCAAATAGTAACTAGATTATTTGTAGGTTTTAATAATGATACCCAACTATCTAAAAATTCTTCCCATTCATTTGTATGTGCTGGTATACCTAACTCTGCATAATCTGGTGGAGATGTAAGTACATAATCATACTTGACATTTCTTTTTAAGGTATCAATACAACTTTCTAAATGTATCATGCAAAAAAACTTTCTAATGTATTTCTTTTGATATGTCTAAAAATATCTTTGTTTTTATCTTTACTGAAATACCAAACATTTTCTATATAAGTTCTGTCCATAAACTCATCCATTGCAGCTTTGTCAAAGTTACCATCTTCATCTTTGAATACAGATGCACCTTGTGGACGTTGCATAATTCTCATACCAACTTGACCCATAAAATGTGGAAGTAACATATCAACAAGTTCATCACCAGAACGATACCTTTTACCTTTTACTTTTGGGTCTAGAATATTAATCATCATAACACCAGTATCACTTAGTGAATCAAAAGTGTTTTGTGATACTGGAAGATAGAAGTTATCTCTCCAAGATTCATATTCATTAAACTTGAACCATGATTGTAACTCTTCTTTCTCACCACCTTCATTATATCTTTCTGTAGAAAAATATGGTGGAGAAGTAAATGCACAATCTACATTATTAATCTCATCCCATGGCATATCTTCTGCACCACAATTGTACATCTGCACAGTTTTCTTACCACCAGTAAGTTTATCATAGAAGTCAATCATTTTCTGGTATCTTGCAAAGGTATTAGGATTTGGGTCACAACCGATATAGTGAGTTGCGTTAGAAGCGTAGAACGCAGTCAGTCTATCACCCCAACCCATAGAAGTATCTAATACAGTTTTTGCATCTGTCATGTTATATATTGTTTTCGCAACAATAGGTTTGAACTGTGTTGCAATATAAGTACCAAGTCTAAAAGACATTGTATAAGTTTTTGGTTGTAGTGATTGACTATCGTTTACACCTCTCCAGATAGGCCCAAACGCACCCCATATATTATCACCATCATTCCATCTTTGTACTGGAGATTTAAAACCATAAGAACCACAAGACATTCTTAGGTCATTCATAAAAGAGTCTGCACAATAATTAAAAGTAGAAGGCCCATCTATTACACCTAATCCATACTTATCATATGAATACTTGTAATCGTCATACTTTTCCATAACATTATTTGGTTGACTTAGATAATTTGTAAAGTCAGCTTTCTGCAACTTACGAAAGTTGTCAACAACCTTTTCCATATTAAACTCTTTAAGTGGATAGGGTGGTTTCTCTTTTGTAATAAACTCTGCAAGTGTTTTACGAAACTCTTCTTTACCATACTTTTCTGTAGTGTCAAGAAATAATTCTTTATGCATCACTGGAAGACCAGTGTGGTCAACATTTCGTTTTAACAAATCATATAATTCTTGGTTCAATTAAAAAAGTCCTCAAGTGTGGTTTGTGTTCCAAATGACCTATCAATCTTCCAACCAATATTGTTTGTGATAAAGGACAGTGGGTCTATGAAACTCTTTTCATATTGACTATCATAGTCTACATACTTCAAAATGTCAAGTTCTTTTGGTAACTTAGCAGGAAAGGATATTACGTTACAACCAAGTGGATTAGGTTGACGTAACTCCAGATACTTAATCTTGTCACCATTTTGAATAGTGGGATACTTTTTTGTAAGTTTGCGTTCTCTAATCATGTGATTGTAAACAAGAGCTCCCTTGATATGCATTGGTGTACCTTTACGATAGATTGAACTATCAGAGTAAAACTTTTTGACACCATTGACAGAACGAGGATATGCAATCTCTTCTGGTGGAAGTTCATCAAACTCTTTACGAAATGTAATTAAGAAATCATTTAGTTCTTTTTCATCACCAGACATAATAATCTTTAGTGCCTCTTTAATCTTTGCACGACAAGGTGCAGGCGTTGAAGACTTGACAGCCTCGATACCCATAATCTTCAGTGATGGTTCTTTGAAACGAACACCTTCAACATCCCATGCATTGAGGATGTATCGTTTCTTTGCAGTCCAGATACCTTTGTCTGCAATGACTTCTCGTTTCATTTGCATCTTCTGGTCATATGCATTTACATATGTAGAAAGAGCCTGATAAGATTTATCAATAAATGGTTCAATCTTCTCTTGAGCGATAGTGTCCAAGAAGTTGACAATCTTCTGTAATTCTTCTCCCTCTTTAAACACACGATTAACCAACTTGTCAAAAGTAACGTATATCGAATCTGTATCTGATGCAATGACAAAATCTTCATTTGTAGTTCCTAATAATTTGTTTAGATATTGATTTATCTTTTTTTCAATCCAACGTATGGATAACTGACCAGCAGTAGTAATACCCTCTGCAATCGCAAGGTCATAGTATCGAAAGTATTGATTACCAATCGCACCATAAGCAGAGTTGAGTGATATCTTTCGAGCCATCTGAATGTTGTTGTAACGACTGATATACTTTTGATACTTGGGGTCTTTTGTATCTTCGTAATCTTGTTTCGCTTTCAACATCTTTTTCTTGTAAATAGTACGGTCATTGTAAATATCTTGCATCATCTCTGGTAAGAAACCGTGTTTATCTGTACGATACAATGCACCGTTTGGTGTGATAGTTGTTTGTTCTGGAATGTCCAAGTCAACCTCACGCAACATTTCATTGACATAGGTTCTGTCATCTGCAAGTTTAAGATAATCACCAGTGACAAGTGTTTCTGGTGACATATTGTATTGCATAATCAAATGTGGATAAAGTGAATTTAAGTCAAAAGACATGACCCATTTGTGTTGACCAACTTGTGGGTCTTTTACATATGCACCTTCAAACTTATCAGACTTTGACTGACCAGACTTTTGTGGAATAACAATCTTTTTGTTTTTAAGATAGTTGTGAATAAGAACATCCCAATACTTAACTTGACCAAAAACATCTTCATAGTTGACCTTTGCTTCGTAAGCCATAGTCAGACAAAGTTCCAACAACTTCATCTTGTCTTCCAGACGGTCAACAAGTTCAACATCAACAATGTTGTATTCTAGGAAAGACTGATAATCTTTTGTATACCAATCTTGGAAAGTCTCATATGGATTTTCATTCTTTTGTTGACCAAGTTCCACAAATGCAATATGATTAAGTGCATAACTCTCTTGATTAGAATATGTAAACTTACGATAGAGTTGTAGATAGTCAAGATTTGCAACACCAGTAATATCATAGACTTGTTGTTCACGACCATGATTATATACTTTACGAGAACTAATCAAACCCCAAGGAGAGAACTCTTTCGCTCTATCCTCACCAAGAATCTTGGTAACACGATTAATAAGGTAGGGAATATCAAAGAACTCAGTATTCCAACCAGTGACAACATCTGGATAATGTTGTGTCCAGAAGTTCATAAACTTTGCAAGTAGTTCATTCTCATTAGAACAATTGATATAGGTTACGTCATCTCTATCATTCTTGAACTCACCCAAACCCCAGACAACAATTTTCTTAGTTGTTTGGTTTTTGATAGTGATTGCAAGCATCTCTTCATTTGCAAGTTCTGGTTCTGGAAAACCATTGTCAGCCCTTGTCTCAATGTCGATTGTAACTGTTAGGATTTTGTCACTATCCCAATTAACTGTGTTAGGATATGTGTCAGAAAGATATGTGTATGCAAACCTATCCAGACCAAAGACCAGATGAGGTTGTTGTTTGTATTGTTCTATGAAAGCTTTTGCTTCTTTGATTGTATCAAACTTGTACGGTGTTGCATACTTACCGTCAAGTGTCTTCCATTCAGTTTCTTTCTGAACTGGAACGTACAAAGTGGGAGAGTATTTAACCTTTCGATTAACCCTCTCACCATTCTTATATTCACGAACTAGGATATGGTTACCCCAAGGGGCAACATTTGTATAAAAATTCATAATGTAGTTATACCACCTTTGTGGGTAAAAGTCAAGTCTTATTCAAATTTTGAGAAATGTTTATTAATCATATCCAATCTATCATCTGCAGCTGCGAGTTTGTCTAACTCTGCAATAACTGCTTCTGTGATATCGGAGTGTTCACCAATACCAGCAGGCATAGTTTGGTAAACTTTGATGTTTGCGATATGCACTGCAATTTCACCTTCTGCTTGTTTTCTTGCAGCTTCAATAATATGTTCACCTACTTTCATTATCATCCTTTCCTTTCATTGTAGTCAATAACAACTTTCTTTGAGGGTCTACCATGACATTCATTTCCTTCATGGCAAATCTGTTTAGAAGAACATCCGTTCCTCTTTTACTCCTATCGTCAAGTCCAAACATTAATTCATGTGTGTGACCCATAAACTCAACTTCAAGTTTAACGATAGGACGTTCATCAACTCCACCACCAGTTCTTGCTTTATATTCTTTTTCTAGTTTAGCAGTGTGAGTTTTACCACCTACTGTTGTAAATGTAATCTTATTACTATTCATTTTTATATCAGTAGCGTGTAATACTGAAAATGCACTATTTCCAGTATCAAATTTTGTTTCTATTTCACCAAATGGTTTTATATTTACCATTTCATGGTATCCACATTTAATAGGAACTTTATATCTTTTGTTTACATCTTTGTAATGTTCTAAAACTTCTTTTGCAATGTTTAGTCCAGAATTTGCTTCTTCAATACCTTCAGTACCAGGCGAACTATTTACTTCTAAAAAGTATGGTTTACCTTTATATGGAATAAAGTCTACTGCAACNAAATCTCCTTCAACTGCTTTTGCAGCTATAAGACATTGACGAATCTCTTCTTCTGATAAGTCATAAGATTTTACTCCAGCACCTTGTGTGTAATTACTTCTAAAGTCACCTTCTACAACTTCTCGTTTCATTGTTCCGATAACATCTGAACCAGCAATAACCACACGAACATCACTATCTGTTTTTATATATTCTTGAATAAGAATATCTGCGTCTTTATTTTGTTTATATATCAACTGTACTAAAGAATCTAGAGCTCTTTTAGATTCAACAAATATAACACCAACACCACCAGCACCTCTAAGTGTTTTAAGAATTATAGGAAACTTAGTATCAAGTTCTTCTAATGCAGAGTCTATATCCTCTTCTGTAGGAACAAGGACACTCTTTGGTTGGTCTAATCTAAAATCTTTTAGTCGAACATAACTACGATACTTATCAGCACAAATTTGAATAGTTGTTCTACTGTTAACACAAGTAATACCTATTCTTTCTAATTCTGAAATCAAGTCAAGGTGACTATCTCTAGTTGGTGTTCCTCTGATAAAAACTACTGTATCTTTAGAACTAATTTCCATACTATCATCTTTATTATTAATGATATATTTTCCATCATCAAAGGTTAAGGATGTTTTCTTAAATTCACATAAAAGAACTTCCATACCCATTTTTTTAGCTTGTTGTTCAAACTTAGTTGCAGTCTTAGACTTGTCGCCTACTTCAACTGTAAGAATAATTACTTTATAATCTTCAGTTGTTTGTTCCGACAAGAATTGACTAAAAGTTTCCATTTACTCTTTCTTCTTTCCAATATTATACTTGGTTTCAAGTGACCATTCATTTTTCTCTTTAAAACTAATTACCTTAATTTGTGATAGTGGTGCAGCTTCCACTGTACTTTTTCCTACCACATTAATCAATCCCCAATCAGATAAAAGATTAGCGATTGTGTTTCTTCTTGCGATATCGTTTTCTGAGATATTTGTGTCCTTACCATCTAGTGCAAATAATTCTTTAAAATGCACTATGTAATATTTACCTTGTTTATGTAAAATATGGCAGGACTGAAATAGAGTTTTATTTTTTCTTGATGCAACACCAATACGAGAAAGCGTTTCACGAACTTTAAGAAAGTCATCTGGTTCTTTCAAACCCACCTCAAGCATCTGGTCTGGTTTCCATAAACTATCATTCATTTTTTCCACCTTTATTTAATTTTTCTTTTATATAGGCGATTTGTTCATCATTTAGTATGTTAAGTGCAGACCTTGCTTTTTCATTATTATAACCAAAGAATTCTTTGACATACTCTAAGTTTTTAGTCTTACTCGCCTTCATCCAAGGAGCATATCTATTTTGTCTCCTCACACTATTTAGTAAAAAATCATATTGTAGTTTATTATCAAGATGATGGTGGAAGTTCATCTCGTTTACTAACATGACTGTATCATTAAATGGTGCAAGACATTTGTTGACGATAAATGAGGCATATCTTTTTTCCCACATCTTATCATCACTGTCCATGACATTCTGCTTGGAAGTGTTAATTGATTTTAAGTATTCTTTAAGTTCATAAGCCATTTACTTAAACTTTACTTGAGACATAAG